CGGGGGGGGCAGGGGCGCGACGCGGACAGCGGGGCCCCCCCCCCCCCGGCCCGGAAGGGGGGGGGGGGGCGGTGACAAGCGTGCCCGTCGGCCGAAGCCAATGCCGAGGCCGGGGGATGGCGACGGGGAGATTCAGAGGTTCGGGGCAGACCCAATAGCACCAGCGGACTTCGAAGAGTGGTGGAATAATGGGTAGTGTAGAGTTGGCGACCGGCTATTTCCAGCTGGTTCCCTCCATGCAGGGCTCCGAAAAAAGAATCACTGACGAGATATCAAGCGCTGTGGGTAGCGCCTCGGACAGTGCAGGGTCCGAGGGTGGCAAGAGGTTGTCCGAAAGGCTTGCCGAGGGGCTCAAGGGCTGGGCGCTTCCTGCACTGGCGGGGGGTATGCTGGCCGGGCTCGGTAAGGGTCTCTATGAAGTCGGTAATGTCTTCGACAACGTCAATGACACCATCCGTGTTGGCACCGGGGCTTCCGGGGAGTCCCTCCAGAGTATGGTGGATATAGCTAGGCGTATTGGGCGGTCTGTTCCGGAGGAGTATTCCAAGATTGGCTCCACCGTGGCAGACCTCAATACTCGTTTGGGGCTTTCCGGGGAGACCTTGGAGAAAGTGGCTTCCCAGTATCTGGAGGCTGGCCGGTTGCTTGGTCAGGATGTGGATATCAACAAAACCACTGCGGCGTTCTCTGCTTTCGGGCTGAAGGGTGATGAAGTTTCGGCAGCCATGGACAATTTGTTCAGGGTTTCGCAGGCCACCGGTGTGGGAATGAATGAGCTCGCTCAGGTGGCCCAGACCGCCGCCCCGAGTATGAAGCAGCTCGGGTTCAGTTTCGAGGACACCATTTCAATGGTGGGCGCATTTGACAAGGCCGGTTTGAATTCCGGCGCGGTTATGGCGGCTCTTGGCAAGGGCCTTGTCACTCTGGCAAAGAAGGGCGAGGACCCGAAAGAAGCCTTTAAGCGCGTCACCAGTGAAATGCAGGGATTCATCGATAAGGGGGATGAGGCTTCTGCCCTAGAGCTGGCGTCTAAGATTTTCGGCACTCGGGGAGCGCAACAGTTTGTTGAGGCCATGAAAACCGGCCAGCTGTCCGCCGGAGACATGATGAGCTCTATCGGGGCAACCGATGATTCCATCCTCGGTCTGGCCGAGGAGACAATGGACTTTGCTGAGCAGTGGCAATTGTTGAAGAACCGGGCGCTGGAGGCCCTTGAGCCTTTGGGCTCCGCGGTCTTTACGTGGCTGGGAGACACCGTTGCCGAATTGATTCCGCATTTTCAGTCCTTGTGTGACTGGGTAAAGCAAAACACGTGGGTTTTCGGGGCTCTGGCGACCCTGCTGACCGGGCTGCTGCTTGTGGGCATCTACCAGGTTACGGCGGCTATTTGGGCGGCCACAGCAGCAATGCTGGCCAATCCGATTACGTGGATTGTGACGGGTATCGGTCTTCTGGCAGCCGCTTTGTACCTGCTTATTGCGAACTGGGATTCGGTGGTGCAGTGGCTGAACGGTGTGTGGAAGGCCTGTCTTGACTGGCTAGCGGGCGGCTGGGAAGGCGTCAAGGCAGCTTTCGCGGGGTTCGGCGAGTGGCTTGCGAGTCTGTGGCAGAAAATCGTTGACGGATTCAACGCCTTTGTTGAATACATTGTCACGATGAAATGGGCTGAGGATTTCTCTAACGCTGCCATTGCTGGGTTCGGCCTTCTCGGTGAATTCATCGGTAACCTGCCCGGGATTATCCTCGATGGTTTGGCGTTCCTTGGGGACCTGTGGCTTAAGGCTGTCGAGTGGTTCGGCAAATTTGTACAAGCTGGGGTTGATGCCTTTCTCGGGTATGTAAAGTGGCTCACTGAGCTGCCTGGCAAGATTATCGCGGCCATCGCGGACCTCGGACCCAAGCTGTGGGATGGCGCGGTTAAATGGACCGGCCAGTTCCTCGAGGGCGCCAAGGGTGTGTGGAACAGCGTGGTGGAGTTCGTGGCGGGTATCCCGGGGGCCATCATGCGAGCTCTGGGAGATATGGGCAGCTTCCTGCTGCGGTCAGGTGAGGCTCTGGTGAATGGATTTCTCCGAGGTATTCAGAATTCGTGGAACAAACTGACCAGTTGGGTTTCTGATGGGATGTCCAAACTCCGGGGTCTGTGGCCGTTCTCTCCGGCCAAGTGGGGGCCTTTCTCTGGCCGAGGGTATGTGACCTACTCGGGTGAGGCAATTGTTCGGGATTTTGCGGACTCAATTGCCGGCCAGCAGGGATATTTGGAGAACCGAGCCAGCGGGATCGCCCAGACCGCTAGAAATATCATTCCGGGGGAGTCCGGAGTGACCTCGGCACCCATGCCGGCGCGTTCCAGTAGTGCCACAATCAACACATACAACGTTGACCCGTACTCCACAGCTGTGGCGGTGTCCCAGGCGCTTAGGAGGCTGATGTGACCAGAAGTGTAGTGATTCGCGGACTGGACCTGAACGACGGGGACAAATGGGTGACCTCTGAAGTGTCTATGTGGGGTCTTCCGGCCCCCGTGTACACATCGGGCCAACGGACTCAGCTAGATGGTGTGTGGATGACAGACCCATATAGCGGGGCCATGTCTGGGGGTATTTCTGGGCATTACATCGGGGGATCCCCCGAGGATGCGCAAGGGGCTATCCGGTTGCTCCGGAAGACACTCCGAAATGGCGACTGTTGGCTTTCTGTGCGAACAGCTGCTGGGTGGCAGTCCATCATGGTACGTCGTAGTGGTGAGCTGAAAATCAGCTTCACCAATGACGCGAAGGTGTTTCATTGGGACACTCAGCTGACGGCGGCTGACCCAGCATGGTTCCGGGGCGGCCAAGGGCCTGACGGGCAGCTGGATTCCAGTGGGTATGCACGGCATGAACTTCGACTGCACAAGATCAGCGGGGGCTTGAGGTTCCCGTGGCTGTTTCCGCTTCGTTGGGCCACTACTACTACCCAGGGTGAAGTTACAGTTTATGTATCGTATGCAGCTCGGCTTGTGGCGGAGATTTCGGGGCCTGTAGTGTCGCCGTCGCTGCTGTTTACTGGGGTGTCGCGGTCGTACATTTTGACATGGGATGGGCTCACGCTTGGGTATGGAGAGAAGCTGATTGTGGATCCTCTCCGGAGGTCGGCTCTCCTCGGGGGCGACGTACCCGCTATTCCGTCCATTCGAGAGTGGCCGGAGTCGCTGAGTGACGGCTATTGGACTATTCGATATTCGGCGGCGGAGTATAATCAGACTAGCACTGCAACTATTACAATAAAGGAGCTCGTGTAATGGCCTTTGATCCGGTTCTTCCGATAGGCAATAATGTCGCTATTCAGCCTGCAGATTTTCGTCGGGCTGCTGTGGGCAATACCATGACTCATGATGCGCACACCAACGCTGTCAGGGCGGGTGTGTCGTCAGGTTTTGCGGTGTCCGTGTCCGGATCCAGTGCGGTGATATCTGCTGGATGCGCAGTTATCACCCCGGCGCTGAGCACCAATGGCTCATATTGGGTTTCTTCCGGGTCCTCGAACACTGTGAGCATCCCCACCAAGCATGCCACGTATGACCGTATCGACGTGGTGGGGCTCCGAGTTTTGGATGGATCTGCGGACTCCTCGGGTAAGTATGAAGCGGCAGCTACTGTGGTGCAGGGCACGGCGTCGCCATCGCCGCAGGCTCCGGCCCTGCCTACCGGGGTACTTCCACTTGCCGAGCTGCGGGTCCGTTCGGCCGGCGGTATCTCCGCTACCGATATCAGGGAGTACACGGCGGCTGCCGGGGGGGTCATCCCGGTAATCAACACCGACGCGCCCAGTGGGTTGGCTCTGAGGGTAGGTACCCCCATTTATGTGACGAAACAGGGGTCTTATCTGGTGTGGACTGGGTCCTCGTGGCGCCGTCTTGCGTATGCGGATGAAATGCCCAAGGTCCCGCAGATTGCCGCCGGTAGTGTTCTGGTTGGCGGCCCGGGTTCATATACCAAAGTTGTCCCGTTCCCACCGGGGCGTTTCCGGAATCCGCCAGTTGTGGTGTGCACCATTGCATCTCCAGCCGGTAATGTCGGTTGGAACACCCCGAAAGTGTTCAACATCACCGCGTCAGAATTCTCGATGTTCGTGGAGACCGGCGCGCAGGTTGCAGTGAACTGGGTGGCCACGGACAATGGGTAACCCCGGCATTCGGTGGATATCGTATGAGCGCACCGGGAGAGCCATTACGGAACTCCCGGGCGCAATGGTGTCCGGGAGTGTCTCCCATATCATGGGCAGGTCGGATTCGGTCACGCTCAAACTGCCTGTTTGTGACCGCCTTCCTCCGCTGTGGCAGGTTGCTACACAACCACTTCGGGCAATTTTGGCCGGTGTGGTGGAAGCCCGCGGGGCTTACTATGTGGTTTGGGCCGGGTGGGTTGAGAAGCGTATTTTTGGGTCCGGCAACACCATTGAGCTAGGCCTCCAGCCTGCTGAGGGTTGGCTGGCCAGAAACTACATCGAGGCCGGGGAGTACCGCGGTCTGCCGTATACAACTATTGCCCGGAAAATCGGTTTGGATCGTCTGGCACAGGAGTTCTCTGGCCATGTGGAGGAAGATCCCGGCCGTGTGGGTGACAGGACATACACCAGTGACCAGGATATGACCTGTCTTACTGGCTTGCAGAATCTTATGTCGTCCCGAGCCGGATGTGAGTTCACAACCAGGTGGTCCGTTGGTGAGCATGGGAATCTGGAGTTTGCTGCTCTGGTGTCGGATCGTCTCGGGTCTTCTTCTGCGCGCGGTGTGCTCTCCCGTGGCGAGTGGACCCGCACGGAGGATTATACAGATGGAAAGGGTGCCACGATTTTCACCGGTACGGCGAACCGGGAGGGTGATGAGCGGTACATGTACACGGTGCAGGCCGAGGCCTATCTTGGTGCCGGATTCCTCCGTGTAGAGCGACGGTGGAGCCCCGATACGGGGTCGAAAAACCCGGACATTATACGCGGGTATGTGGATGCTGCCATGGATACCCAGAAGGATGGCACGAATTCATACGCTATCGAGGTTCTATTGGAAGATTGTATCCCGACGAGGGATTTTGAAATTGGTGATATTATAGATGTAGAGTTAAGAAACCCGAATCTACCTGAGGTTAATACTGATTTGAGAGCTCGATTGCTGGGTTGGGTGGCGGATCCGGACCCGGTGTCTGGGCAGATCATCAAAATCAAGCCTATTCTCCAGGGGGTGACCAGTGGGTATTGATCCTAGGGCTATTGATCGTCCCGCAGATGACGCCGGGTTGCGGGCCTTGGTTGATCGCGTCGATATGCTTGAATCCCGAATGGCTGAGTTCGCAGCTACTATCGGCTCGGGTGATATCAGAATGACTCGCGGTACTTTGCATGTGTCAGGCTCAGCAATTTTTGATGGCACGCTGGAGATCGGTAAGGGTCTTATCGGCCCGGACGCACTGCGCGAGCAGATCAATGCCCAATCCTACCAGGCGTCCAACGATTCATGGCAGCCGTCGTCCAGCTGGAGCACAGCATCTGTGGCGACTGTGCCGTGCGCCCCGTGGGCCACACGGGCAGTAGTAATGGTAGGTGGAACTATCGCCCCACGGTATGACGCTAATCAAGCTGCTGGTTGGTGCTATGGCCGACTGCAGTGCGGCTCTAACTACAGCCCACAGATGATGTCCATGATGGGTTCGGCTGATGTTCCGGCTGCGATTATGTGGCCGTTTTATTTGTCTAGTCTTGGCCAGTACTTCACGGTTTCCACCGATGCACGTTTGGCGTCTGGGGGGGCTCTTACTGGTGGGTATGCGGCTGTCAGTGCTGTTGTTCTGTGGATGAGGTGAGTAGCTGTGCTTAGTAGTTGTATTTTTGTGGCTGATTGCCCCTCATGTGGGGCGGTTGGCGCGCATATGTATCTGTGCGGTAGGGACGTGTGGTGCAGTCAGTGCCACACCGAGGTTGGAGAGGAAAGGAGGAAGCATGAGTTGGACTCTAGCCCCCGCGCTGAGGACACTGATCGCTGAGGTTGATGCTATTTGGCCGAATAGGGATCGTAGCTCTGACGGCACCATCGGCGATGCGGGGCACCAGAGGGGGATCAGCGAACACAACCCAGATTCCCGGGGGGTGGTCAGGGCGGCGGACATCACCGAGAGTGGTGTCGATATTCAGAGGATTCTGAACGCCTGTATTGGTGATCCGCGTGTCCACTATGTCATATATCATGGGCGTATTTGTTCACGTACGTACGGGTGGGCGTGGCGCCCCAACAGTGGCCACGAGCATCATATGCACGTGTCTCTGCTGAACCGCACGTCTGGGCGATTCCCTTGGGAGGATGTGGAGCACGCCGCTGCCAATACCGGCACGTGGCTATATAAGAATGGTGGTGGTCCCTCTGGCGGGGGGGCCGCGGAAAGTGAGGTTGAAGTGGTAACACCGGAGGATATTGATAAGATCGCTTCGGCGGTGTGGGCCGCGGGCTTCGGCGGTGGTCGAAAAGCATCGGATCTGCTGGGTAGGGCGGCTAACCCGCCGACGGATGAGGCCGCGTATATCGCGGATCTGGCAGCGCAGCACGTGTGGGCTGCCACTTTTGGGGATTCCCCCGACAATGCTGGCGCGCGGCTGGCCAAAGCAGTTTCCCAGACATCGGACATCATGCGTGAGGCTCCTCTCTCTCCCCCCCCGCACCGTCCCCCACGAGCGCGGCGTTGAGAGGATGTGACCCGTCGAGACAGATTGGTTTGAGAACTTCT